CCGGTAGCAGCCGCGCAGGATATCCTGCGCGCCCGCCGGGATTTCCAGATAATCCACCTTTGCGCCGTACTTCTCCAGCATCTCCAGATAGCAGTCCTCCGGGGTGACGCCGCCGGTGCGTCCGCCGTTGTAATGGTCTGCCATGATGGTGAGCAGTGCCCACATAAGGCTGTTCTGTGCCGTGCTGCGGGCTTTGTTCACCGGCTCCACCGTCAGGGTGATGTGCAGGGGCTGACCGTGTGCCAGTTCATCCAGACGCTGGTAAATCTGTCTCTCCACAAATTCCCCTGCGTTTTCCACTTCTAGCTTGCCGGTTTGTGGATAATCCCCCCCCGGCAGGCGGCCGATCACTCTGCTTGCCATACCACTTTACGCTCCCCCTGCAGCAGCTGCACACCGATGATGTGCCCATCCTCAGCCCGCAACAGCTTGTCCACGGTCAGAGCGTGGTATAGACCATACCCGACCACAACGAGCGGATCCCCGGGGCGCTTGCCCGGCTTTTTGATCGGGTCGATATCCACCTGATCTGCAGCAAAGGTCAGGGAGGGAAGTGCCATCACATCAGCACCGGCACCCCAGAGGGCAGCGGCGGCCAGAAAGCTGCCGTTTTCCTTCCACTTGTCGGGGTTAGAGATCTGCAGCTTGCCCACCGGGGCAGCTGCGTCCTTGATGGCGAAGTTGTTCATCAGCGGGTGATACACGCCAACGCCGCACCAGAGGCGGCCATCTGCGAAGTAGTAGCGCCGCGTCCAGCCCAGCGTGCCAAATGTTTCGTCCATGATGTGCAGCACCGCCGCCGGGTCAGGTAGCAGCCGGACGCGCACTGCATCTGCACCGCACTCGCAAATGACCACCTGAATCTCCTGCGGGGCTGTCTGGCGTGGTTTGGGGGCGAACAAGGGAAACTGTACCACCTGCGCCGCCGGGCGCTCCTGTGCGCTCTGGGCGGGCTTTCTGCAGGTGGTGCTTTTCGCGTTACTTTTTGCGGTTGTAGACATTCTGCAAACGCTCTCCTTTCTCGTTGTAGGATCTCGGATCAGCCAGCGGGTGCTGCCAGCCATACTGCAGGGCACCCTGCGCGGCTGCACGCTGCTGCGGCTTGACGCTCCACAGCTCATTCATTTCTTCTGCGGTGACATTGACGGCGGTGCGGGTGTATCCGGTGCATGGCACCATGCAGATCACCACGCCGTCTGCCGAGGTGGCATATACCACAGGCGGCATCAGCTTGCGGATCTCGCACAGCAGACTTGCCTGCTTGGCCGGTGTGGTGGCTTTAGGCCACAGCCAATCCTCGTCTAACAACCATGTAAGCTTGCCGTCAACAAGGACGTTCTGCGCCTTTTTCCATACGCATTTGCGGATCATGCGCCGTACCGCGGCAGGCGTTTTCCCGTGGATCTCTGCCCACTCCTCAACGGTGACCATTCTTCCCATGGGATCATCTCCTTTCTGTGCTTGATACACTGGCAGCGGCTTTTGTTTTACTTCCTGCCGCCATCGGAAGGCTGTCTATGTTCCAGCAGTCACCGACACTACTTTTCAACTGTTTATTACCGGGTGCGAGTCTTACGGATACAAAGTCACCCACCTTTTGACGCAATAGGTTGTTGCGGATTTTTTTCTGTTGTGCTGCTTCTGCACGCACCGGCCTATCAAGGCCCGCCGGAGTCCCGTGTGGCCCCAATACCACACATCTTGTCACAATGAGAGAGGCTCAACATGCGGCCCGATCAGATACGACTGATCCAGTCGGTTTTTGCGTCTCAAAGGGGGGTGGCAGTGGCTCTTGTTTTACCTCCTGCCACCAGTGGAGGGCGCTTGTTATTTCAGGCTGATGCTCAAAATTTTGTCATCGCCCTGAATGTACCAAAGGTGCATTGAGCAATACCACAAAAGCATCTCGCAGACACAATGGAAAGATGTGCCGATGTGACGGCCTGCTATCGGCTGCGAGAGGTCAGATATAAGCAACTCAGCGGCAACGTTCTCCTCTACCGGGAGGACGATAGTGCCCGTTGTGGGCTCCTCGTCAAAATCAAAATCTTTCTTGTGGTATGTGTAAGTAATACGGATATCTTTCATTTGGTTCACCTCTCAGCGCTTGCTGTTGTGGTACATCAGGGCGAGATACAGAAGATCCAGACCGAGGATCACATAGATCAGTATTTTCACGGGTACGCCTCCAGACGTGTGATCTGATAGATGGAGTTATACAGGTAGTGTCTGCCGCCGCGCAGGTACTCCAGATTGTTCAGCAGCATCTCCAGATGATACAGGGCAGGCGGCGGGTTGCTGCCCTTGAGGTGGTAGTGCAGCCAATGGATCAGCTCGCCCAGCTGCGGATCATTCAGCCGCAGCACCGTGGAGGCCTGAAACTTGTGTCCGTGGCCATCCACGGCGTAGTACAGGATACCGGCATATTGCAGCCACTCCTGATCTGTGCTATACTCTGGGGTGAGAAGTGTTTCTATATTCTCTTTGAGCTTGTCCGTGCGGCTGCACGGGCAGGCTCTTTCTTTTTGCCCGGTCATAAGCCGTAGACCTCGCGCATAAAAGAGGCTTCTTTGTCGTGGAAGGTCACACCTTTTGCGTTGCTGCTTGCGATTCTGACAAATTGTTTTTTGACAACGGCTGCCACTCTTTCGCTGGTGGTCTCGATCAGTGCTTTTTTTAACTCCGGGGGCAGGTTTTTCCGCTGGATACGATCTGCTATCGAGGATGCAAGCGCCAGCGACAAGGTTGCCAGATCCGGCTTTCAGAGATAGGCTTTTCATTCTCGGAGCAAATGGCAAGCTGTCCGTTTTCGTCTTTGATGATAATTTTCATAAAATACCTTCCTTTTCCAGCCACTCCCGCCGTACCCTCTGCACATGGTAGAAGTACCGTGGGAGTGGCCCTTTTCTTGTTTTTGAGTGCGTTACTGCGGAGTAAAGGCTGTTTTTGTTGACATATCCCATCTGCCGGACGATCATGTCAGCAGTACCGCAGGCCACGATCTCGTCCGTTTTGGCGTTGTAGACCGTGTACCACGACATCAGATCGTTGTCTCTCATGCGCCCCGCCGTGGCTCTTCACCGTTCAGTACCCAGCGCAGGCGGCAGATCACATCATCGGTTTTCACCTCGGTATTTCCGTTTTCAGCTGTGCCGGTGTACCATCCAATGGTTTGCAGCAGCCGATCCCGCAAAGCGCGCAGCTCTTTCAGGTCATCCATGTTACCCTGCCTTTCTCTCGTTGGAGGTCTTGACGGTGGTCTGCTGCTTCTGGGCGCTGTGCTCATAGTGCTTGCTGTCGGCAAGCATCACGGCAATGCTGAAGATCAGACCGCCGCCCAGCGCGAGCAGGATCCACGGTGCAGCCTTGACCGCTGCAGCTGCCTCCCAGCCGCCACGCATGACCAGCAGGTGCACAATGCCCATGTTCAGCCAGATCAGCACCCGGGCTGCACCCACGCCTGCCAGAAAAGCCACGCTGCAAATTTTAAGATACCGCTTCATTGTCCTTGTCCTCCTCAGTTTCCACGCGATCCAGCAGATCGGCCGCATTGGTTACGATCGAAATGAGAGCGCCCGCCGGGTCATCCGATCCGGCAGCCAGTGCGGCCAGCAGGGCAACGCACAGTTTCGATGCCTCAAGTCCCACGCAGTTGGTTTCAACTTCCGGGTTTCCGTCCTCACCATACGATACGTGAATATAGCTCTCGTTCGGTTTGCTCATGCGGATTTATCTCCCTTCTCAACAGAGGGGAAGAAGTACTCCCCGATTTTCTCCTGCGGAATATTAAGCACCTTGCAGATAAGTACGATTTCGCTCCAGCACCAGCTTGCGTCTGTTTCCGGTGCGCCGATGCGGTTGTACATGGTGCTGCGGGTGATGCCCGTCATCTCATAAACGTCCTTCAGGTCGTAGCCTTCATCCTCGATCAGGCGGCGAAGCTTTAAAAATGGTCTGCGTGCCATAATGTAAACCTCCTTGTTGTGCGCTCCCTTCTGCGGTATACTTTGGCAGAAGGAAGGTGAGAATATGACTGATTTTGATAAAATCGTTCTGTCCGATGATGACGCCAGATATTTAGAAATGGCACGATATGGAGCTATTCTTCATTTACATCCAGTCAACGCAGGGCATCTGTTAAAGCTGGGTTTTCTTGTGCACTATGCACTTTCTAAAACGGATGATGAGTTTGTTGTTACAGAAGATGGGATGCTATACGCTAACTACATTGATAAAAAGAAAAATGCAGAGAAGTTATTGGAAGAAAAAGAAGATTCCCGCTATCAACAAGAAAATTTCAGGGAATGGACGGGTATTATCGTGTCAAATCTAATGGCGTTTGCAGCGCTCGTTATTTCAGCAATATCTTTATGGCTTCAATTACGAGGATGATACTCGACATAAGGGCAGGCGTCCAATACAACCACCACGGTGGTCGATGAGTACGCATGTAGCGAATAATCGCCCAGCGTTCCGGTTTCAGCGGTTCGCCGGACTTTTTGTTGTTGTCCATGTGGTTGACCTCCTTACGAATGTAACAGTAGACGCATTACAACGGTTGTTGCCGCTGATAACAGGATAGTTCTCCAGTTGTCAGCCCAAAACTCGCCAAGGCTTCTAAAAAAAGTCTCGCATTTTATTCACCCACTTCATTCCCGCACCAGTCGGTTATGCTTTCCTCTGCTTCCGGATTGATAGGCGGCTCGCTTTTTGCCAGCAGCTTGCCGTCTAAACTCCAATACTGGTGAATTTCATATATTGGATGAGCGTCTGTGCCATCGCCCGCCAGAGAAACGGTCTCAATGACTTGAATCACTCTGGCGGATTTTGTCTTTTGAAAATCTGCTGCTTTCACGTTGTCCTCCTTGTTGTGGTCTCCCTTCTGCGGTATACTGGGGCAGAAGGGAGGTGAAAGGTGTGGATCATAGTCAGTTTGCAGTTGATTTGGGAAAACGAATTGCAGACATACTGGAAAACGACGTGGATTTTATGGCAATGCAAAAGGGATTAACAGGCATGGTGAATATTCAGATGCCGGATATAAGCCCATCCATTCTGGAAAATCTTCAACTGGATTCCACTGGTGTGATTGCGAATTTATGTCATCAAATGTTGAATGCCGATTTGGTTCCTTTGACCGCAACGTTTGCAAATGCGATTGCAGAACAGCTGAACAGTTCAGTCTACCAGAATATGGCCAGTCAGTGGGCCGTTAGTCTGCTGGAAAGCATTCAGGCTCTTCCGATCGGAGAATTTGAAGCCCGACAGGAAATTCCGGCAGAAGAAGTACAGGAAGCGCTGGCAGGCGTAAAAAGCTGCCTGCCGGAAGAAGCCGTTGAATTGGTTGATGCCAAGGTGAAAGAAGCCCAGACGGCAGGCAAGAAGATCTCCAACAGTGATTGGATCGCCATCATTGGAATCATTGTTACGATTCTCTTGTTTATCGTTGACCAATGCTCCTCGGTAGAGCACGAACAGAAAGAAGAGGCTGCATGGTCGGCCTTCGCCGAATACCAGCAGGAATCCATCGAACTCCAAAAACAGGACATCACATTAAGGCAGGAGATTCTTGACTGTCTCAAGAATCAGAATGATGTCGCTGCGGAGACTCAGGATGCTTCCGTAAACGCTCTCGAAGTTGCCCAGGAGGATTTCGAGGGTGCTGCAGATGTCGCTGATCTGCCAGACGATTCGCAAGAGCAGGAGACTTTGGACAAAGCAGGCGACGCTGAGAATTAAGCTGCTTCGTTTAAGTTTTTGAATCTCGTCCTCCATCCCCCGGCGTTCCGGTTTCAGCGGTTCGCCGGGCTTTTTGGTATCTTTCATTCTGTTCACCTCTTTTCGATCCATGCGCCGATGCGCTCATAGAGGGCGATCATGCGCTTGCAGTGGGCAATGCGTGCCCGGCAATACGCAACCTTGACCTTGCAGGCAAGGATCTCAATGTCATCACGCACAAGGCGCGCAGCTGCTGCAATACGCTGCACTGATATCCACCTCCTCCTGACTGGCAATGATCTCAATGGTCTTTTCCAGATCCTCCAGATCGGCGCACAGCCTGCCGCACACATCATCATAATTGACCTGCTCACCATTGATGGCAGCGGTGCCGGTTGTGCTGTTGATCTCCTGTGCGTGCTGGATGATGCCAACAGCCGCCATCAGGAGATTTTTAGTTGATGCTTTCACGGTACGCTCCTTTTTAATGTCACGATAAGTGACAAAGTTAAGCGAAAAAAATCTCGTCAACGGTCTTGCCGTAGTATCGAGCGATTTTTTCCTTGTTCTCATCGCGGGGAATACGCGCGCCAATCTCGTACATAGCGAGGGTGGAAAGGCTTAAACCTAGCGCAACCGCTACACTTTCCCGGCTTTTTTCCCCACGAAGTGCAACGAGGTTTTTTGCGATTTTGTTGGAATCCATAATTTCACCACCTTTCAAGTTGTCACAAAACGTGACCACTTGCCTACAGTATAGCACCGCCGCGCGAAATGTCAACACGTTTCGTGACAATCCTTCTTGACTTTATCACGTTTTGTGATATTCTTGCCATAAGAACGTTATGGAGGTGAACCATGGCAAACTTTGGATCTATTCTAAAGAACTTGCGAACGTCCAGAGGGATAACGCAGGGAGAACTTGCGACGATGCTTGATGTTTCGCGCAGTACGGTCGGGATGTACGAAACTGGCGGACGTGAGCCTGATTTTGAGACCATGGAGGCTATTGCTGACATTTTTAATGTCGATATGGACTATCTCATGGGAAGAACTCAGGTGGAACGAAAGCACCCGATATCTCCACCTCGGAAAAAAATCCCGCCGGGATTTCAACCGCTGCCGGAAATGATGCAAGTACCGCTGATTGGCACCATTGCCTGCGGCACGCCCATTTTGGCAGAGCAGAACATCAAGAGTTATATCGGTGTGCCTGCTGCATGGCGGGCGGATTTTGCACTGGAATGCCACGGTGACAGTATGTCACCCACCATCTGCGACGGTGATGTGGTGTGCATCCGCAGCCAGCCGGAGGTGGAGCAGGGGCAGATCGCAGCGGTGCGCATCGGCGAAGAGGCAACCCTGAAGCATTGCTACTATCAGAACGGTGTGGTGCAGCTGATCGCAGACAACCCAGCTGTCTGCCCGCCTATGGTCTACACCGGTCAGCAGCTGGAAGAGATAGAAGCGGAAGGCTTGGCGGTTGGCTTCTGCCGGGGATTGGTCTAAATAAAAACAGGGGAATGTGCTATTATGCAAAATAAAAAAAGTTGGACGTTTATTGCAGCCGGCATTTGCGGAGTTGGTTTTGCGGCATATTACTATTTCGGACAAGGTCTGGAAATTTCTCTTTCTATTGCCTCGGGTGCTTTGATGGGTGCTCTAAGCTATTTGGGCATCTGTTTTTTGTATGGCATGGTAGTAGGTGCTGCTGAATCTGTGTTCCATAAGGGTATTTTACCCGAAAATGAAAAACAAGCAGCGGGCGCACTTGATAAATTTATAGAGGAAAAAGAAAGTGTTGAAAGAAATACGGTGCAAAAATCAATCCTGTCAAAGGATGCAACCCATTTGCAGGAAACTTTTGAAATTCCGGGGGCGTATTATCATAGGACCAGCATCGCAAAAGTGGCCACCCCGAATCCTGATTGGAGAAAAAACTGTAAATCATTGATTAAAGCAGGAAAAGCAAATCAGAAAATTTATCGTTTTGATCGCACAACGAAAACAGCCGAGCTTGTTGAAGAACCGAATAATCCGCACGATAAAAATGCCGTAATGGTAATAGTTGATGGAGAAAAAATCGGTTATATCGGTGCAGATGAAAACCTTCATGTGAAAAGTATTTTGAAAAGCAAAACGATAAAAAGTATCTCTGCGACAATTACCGGTGGAGAATATAAAACAATTATTTCTGAGTCTGATATGATAAAAAACCAAAGCGGACCCTTTGTTACCGTCAAGATTTGTTATCGGTAAACAAAAACCTCCCCCAGCGCGCCAACGCCGGGGGAGGTAGGATAAGCGGCTCGCCCTTTTGAGGTACGATCCAACGAGAACACTTGAATTGTATCACCTCCGGGCGGGCTTGTCAAAGCGTATGAAGGAGGTGTAACCATGGGTCTACGGACTAACACCGCTGCATGGCTGCCAAACCAGCAGCGCTGGCAGATCAAAGTGCAGAAGGACGGAGTGCGCAAAACGTTTACCAGCTCCAAGCCCGGTCGCACCGGTCAGCGGGAAGCCAACGCCAAAGCGGATGCCTGGCTGGACGAGGGTATCACCAACACGAGAATCTTTGTGGAGAAGGCGTATATCGAGTGGATCGCGGGGATAAAGGAGACCACCAGCAGCTCCAACTGGCTGCCCATTGAGAGCCGCTGGAAGAAGTGGGTGCTGCCGCTGATCGGCAAAAAGAGGGTAGAAGCCCTGACAGAGCAGCAGCTGCAGGTCATCGTAAACCGGGCGTATGCCGGTGGCCTGAGCAAAAAGACCCTTACCAGCCTGTGCTGCGATCTGCGGAACTTCTGCAAATGGCTGCGGCTGAGCAGGCTGTCCACCTTGTTCCCGGAATCGCTCCATGTGCCCAAAGCCGCCCGCAGCAAGGAAAAGAAGATCCTGCAGCCGGAATCCCTGAGGGCATTGTTCACCATCGACACCACCCTCTGGCGTGGGAAGCGCGTGCAGGATCCGTACATCAACGCCTATCGGTTCAGCGCGGTCACCGGCCTGCGCCCTGGCGAGCTGATCGGCTTGCGCTGGGCAGATGTGCACGGCAATCAGGTGTGCATCCGCCGGGCAATCAATGTTCACGGCGAGGAGACCCGGGGTAAAAACGAGAACGCGCTGCGGGCGTTCACTCTGACCGGAACGGCAGCAGCCATCCTTGCCGACCAGAGGCTGCTGACAGGGGCGGAGGACAGCGTGTTTGATATCCAGTCGGAAAGCACCTACCGGCATTGCTGGAAGCGCTACTGCGAGGCGAACGATATCGACTACATCCCGCCGTATAATCTGCGGCACACCTTTGTGTCACTGGCAAAAACGCTCCCGGAAGGAGCTGTGAAGCCGCTGGTGGGGCACTCTCGCCAAATGGATACCTACGGCGTATATGCGCACCTGCTGCAGGGCGAGGAAGAACAGACCGCGCTGGAGCTTGAGAATAAGCTGCAAAAAGTCCTGTGCAACAAACCCGTTTTGTAACCCACTTTTAAACCCAGTGCACAGAAATAATGTTATCCGCATGGAATGCCGTCTTTGAAAATCCGCATGAATCCTAGAGAAATTGAACGGCTGCTTTTCAAATGGTATAAAATGGCATTGTTCGACTCCCATCGCCTCCACCAAACAGCAGCCAGAAATTAACGTAGTTTTGTTGATTTCTGGCTGCTTTTCTTTGTAAAAATGTAACCGGTTACATTTTAGGTTACATTTCGTTTTTGAAATTGCGAGCGTATTTGATCCTGCTTCTAGACAGTATCGGATGCGCTTGCTCTTATTTTTGCGGCAGATATACACGGCGCTACAAATCGACAGAAAGTCATAGTGTTCTCCCTTTGTGGTTTAAAATGCCATTATCGTCCTATAAAGGAACGAATATGTAAAGCGATACGCTCTTGACAATAGAGGATATATCCGCTATACTGGATATAAGATAAATCCGCTATTTGAAGGAAGTACGGCCATGCAGGAATATGAAATTGAATTTTACGATAAGCCCGATGGCTCTGAGCCTGCAAAAGAGTTTATCCTGAGTCTGGATAAGAAAATGCAGGCCAAGGTTTTGCGTACAGTCGCCCTGCTCCGTGAAGAAGGGCCATTTTTAAGAGAACCCTATTCCAAAGCACTGGACGATGGAATTTTTGAGATCCGCACTAAATTTGGCTCAGACATCACCCGTGTGCTGTACTTCTTCGTGATCGGTAAAAGGGTGATCCTTACAAATGGCTTTATCAAAAAGACTCAGAAAACACCTGCTTCGGAGATCACACTGGCAAAACAATATCGCATAGAGTATCTTACCCGAAAGGAGAATTCCAAATGA